TTCATCGTTTCATGGGTGTACAAAGATTATATGCTTTTGGAGAATGGACAAGAGCAGAAATAGCTACAGAGTTTAATTTACAAGGAGCAGAGGCTACTCAAGCAGGAGCACTGGCAGATAAAATCGATGCACAACCAGACACCAACAGTAAAGCATTATATATTTTGAGAGCAGAATCTGTAATGATGTGTATTGAAGATGGAAATGATACTTTTTATCATTCTGGAAGTGCTGTAAATAAAACAAAAGTGTATGAAGATTTATTGTTTACTTAATAAAATCTTACTTTTATTATATAAAAGAATGGGATAGGTTGGCTTAATTACCCGACTGATAAGCGAGGTTCCCGCTTCCCGTTCTTATTTTTGGAACCCGAGGAACAAAATGAGAAAAATTAATAATTTAAAAGGTATGGTTTTTGGAAGATTAATAGTTGTAGAACATAGCGGCTTCAATAAATCCGGGAACACCACATGGAAGTGTATGTGTGATTGTGGAAAAGAAACTATAGTGATGGGAAGTAGTCTTACAACCGGGCGCACCCGGTCTTGTGGATGTTATAAAATTGAGAAAACAAGTGAACGACACTTTGTTGATTTATCTGGAAAAAAATTTGGAAAACTAAACGTCCTTGAGATAGTTGGGAAAAAAAGAGGGAGATATTTTTGGAAATGTGTCTGTGATTGTGGAAAAGAAACTATAGTGGAAACAACTAGTCTTTCAAGTGGACATACGTCTTCTTGTGGGTGTTATCAAAAAGAAAGAACAAGCAAGACTAGAACAAAAGATTTGATTGGACAAAAGTTTGGAAAACTGTTGGTCATTGAGAAAAAAGAAAATCATAAACAACCTTCTGGTCAAATAAAAACAATATGGTTATGTAAATGTGACTGTGGAAAAGAAACTAGTGTGCGAAGTTCATCGTTGTTAAGCGGAAATACTCTTTCTTGTGGATGTTTAAACCATGAATCTTTTATTTCGCATGAACTGAAAAAATATTTCACTGAAAACTATAACGCTGAAACAGAATATAGAATTTTAAAAAATCCAAACACAGGTTATTGGCTTCCCTATGACATTTATATTCCTAATGGAAAAAACCCATTGACCAATGGTGTATATATTGAAATAAACGGAAATCAGCATTATATTTTAAACAAATGGCACAAGAGACAATCCAATATAAAAAACACAACCCCAAAAGAGGAATTTGCATATCAAAAAGAAAAAGATAGATTAAAAAGACAATTTGCTAAAAATAACGGTGTTTATATAGAAATAGATTTGAGAAATATAAAAACAGTTGAAGAGGCAATCAGATATATAAAAGGAAAATAAAAAACATGGAAGAAAAAAAATATTATTGCAGAAAATGTATGAAAGATTTATCTGAAAATAATTTTTATAATGCCTACGATGGAAAACTTATAGATAGTAGCGGGAGATTCTCAATTTGTAAAAAATGTATTGGGGACCTCTACGATTATTTTTATCAACAATATGAAACCATGGAAAAAACCATCCACCGCATGTGCCAAGCGCTTAACATTACATTCTCCAATCAAGCTCTTGATGCTACAAAGTTACATGTTCAAACTCTTTTGGATAGTGGGAAAAACGTTAACGCTGTATTTTCTATTTATATTATGAAACTTGTCTCAATAAAAAAGTCAATGACAAAAGACGGCATAAACGATTTTCAATATGAAGACGTGGGAACAATCTTTACTGAAAAGCAAGTGGATATTACTCAAATACCTATACCTGATGACGTTGTAAAATTTTGGGGGAAAGATGTGCTTCGTGAGGATATAGAATTTTTGGAAAACGAATATGCAAACTTTAAAGCTACACATGCCGCGGATTCTTATGCTGAAATTACATTGCTTAAACAAGTATGTTTTACTTTATTAAGTATTAAAAAATTAAGAGCAAATAATGATGATACAGGAGATTTAGTAAAAGAATTGCAAGCATTGATGAAAAATCTAGCTATATCTCCAAATGCAACTAAGGCTAATTCGGGGATTGGGCAAGACAGTTTTGGACAATGGATTGCTGATATAGAGCGTAGTGAACCTGCTCAATGGTTAAAATCAGACCCCCGGGGGGAAATTTATCGTGATGTCGGAAACACAGATGATTATTACCAAAAATATGTGGTCCGCCCTCTCAAGAACTTTATTACAGGGAGCCGTGATTTTAATGTTGATGAAAACGAAGAAATCGAAAGAGAATTTGACGATGGAGAAGTAGATAATTTTGTGAATCTTGACAATGGAGAAACTAAGTAGCAATCGGAGGAAAGGCATGAAAAAAAACAAAAAAGCAACAACCCCTCCACTTAAAAACATGAAATCTTATTCTCGAAGTAACGAACCAGTAAAGTTTCTTAGCGAAAAGGAAATGACAAAACAAAAACGTGACCGCATAAAAAGTTGGGTAAGCTTTTATAGGTGGAATCCCTCGTATTTTGTAGAGCACTATCTCGAAATCAATTTATATCCTTTTCAGCGCTTTTGGATTAATTTAATGGCTAGGTCCACAGAATTTGTGGGTATAGCATCCAGAGCAAGCAGTAAATCTTGGCTTATTGCGGTTTATTCAATAGCCAGATGTATTTTATATCCGGGTACAACTATAGCATTGGCTTCCTCAACAAAAGCGCAAGCTGGTTTAATTATTTCTGATAAATGCAGGGCTTTAAGAGACGAACATCCTAATATCGCTAGAGAATGTTCTAGTTTAGTTACGAATCAAAATAAATGGGAAATGACTTTTCATAATGGTTCAAAGATTAACGTGGTTGTTTCGGGTGAGTCAGGAAGAGGACATCGCAGTAATATAACTGTACTAGAAGAAAGACGTTTGATTCCAAATGAAATTATAGATTCTATTATTCGCCCGTTTCTTGTATCACGTCAACCTCCCTATATGAAAAATCCTAAATATTCTCAAATTACAGAATTAAAGGAAGAGCCACAGGAAGTTATTATCTCTAGTGCGCATTATAAAAGTTATGAATGGTATCCAGAAACTAAAAAATTCTTAAAAATGATTGCAAATGGAGACCCGAATACAAAAGCATTATTCTTGGATTATCCTATTTCTATTCATCACGGTATAAAAACAAAAAATCAAATGATAAGAGAAAAAGCTAATATGGATTCAATAACTTTTTTGATGGAATATGGCAACATTCCATATGGTTCATCATCTCTCTCCTTCTACAAGTTAGGTTTATTCGAAAGAAGTATAAAAAGGAGTTGGAGACCTATCCGAGATGAAGTTTATATAACAACTCGTAAAAATAATTATGATATACCAAAATTAAGCGACGAAATGCGTATTGTATCTGTTGATGTAGCTATGAGAGCGGGTTCGACAAATGACAATACGGTTATAAGTTGCGCCAGATTATTACCAAGTAAAAGAGGTTGGCTAACAGAAGTGGTTTATATAGAATCTCATAATGGAAAAAATACAAACTTACAGGCATTACGAATAAAACAAATATATGAAGAATTTCAAGGAGATGTATTGGTGCTTGACTTAGCTGGACCCGGAATCAGCGTTTTTGATGCACTCACGGCAGTAACAAAAGATGAAATAAGGGGAGTGGAATATCCCGCATATACCGTGATGAATTCCGTTAATGTCGATACTAAAGTATACGATGAATTAATAAACAGAACATTAGGACAAGATGCTGTACAATGTATCTTTCCGATTTCTGCCAATGCACCACTTAACTCCTTAATCGCGGTAAAATTTAGAGAAAGATTAAAGAAAAAACTCATTGTATTCTTGATTGATGATAACAGTGAAGAAGAATTTTTAATAAAATCTGGAAATAAAGATATCTTGGACCAAGACGATACGGGAATAAGGGCATATCTATTACAGGCACATTTGCAAACAAGCTTGATGATAAACGAAAGTATAGCGTTAGAGATGGTTCCGGCACAAGGTTTAATTAAATTGGATGAACCCAGTGGGAGTA